GTCCCGTGCGCCTTCCAGGAGCGCGTAACACAGGAGCGGGTTGTCGATGGGGCCTTGGAGCGACAACTGGCCCTCCTTGAGGGTGATCAGCATCTGCCCGTCCATGCGCCCGTCTATCGGTCGTTCTGGTCGATCCTGTCCGTCCATTTAGGTCTCCTCGCTGTCCAGTTCCTTCGACGCCTGCATGTCGACCTTCAACATCTCGATGATGGTCAGCAACCCGTCGCGATACTCGGCGGGCGTGCAGTCCACGTTCGCCGCTTCGCGCGAGACGTGCGTGGCCAGGGCTTCGAAGTGTCGTTCGGTTGGCGTGCTCACTTGGCCTCCGCCACTTTGCGCCACGGCATGTCGGCGCTCCCAGGTGCGCGGCGGTAGAGGGTGCCGCACGTCCCGCACCGCACTTTGGTCCAGGCCGCGCCACACTTGAAAATCGCCCCACACCCACACGCGAACGGCGGCGGCGGCAGCTTCACGGCGCGCTCCTGGTACGGGTTGAGGGACCATTCCTCGATGGGCGGGCACGGGCACTCCCACACATGTTGCTGATGCACGGTGCACCAGAACTCGTCGCAGTGACCGGGACACGGAATCCACGCTGGCCCCTCCGCGCTCGGCGTCGTGTCAGCCACGATATCGACCGGCCTCGCGATCCTCGATAGCCTGCCGTACGGCCGCGTCCTTCGACTCCAACAGTTTGCGCAGGGCCACGGTGCGCTCCGGCCCCGGCTTCAACTGCACGCACAGGCGGTCAGCGATTTCAGCAAACAGCGCCGACACCGCCTGAAGATCGTCGGGCAAGTGCGAGAACTGGAACCAGCGCAGCATCCGCTCCGGCGCGGGTGACTGTCCTTGCAGGCGCATCTCGACCATCAGGCCTCCAGCTTGAGCAAATCCAGCGGCAACCACCCAGCCTCGCCGGTCGCGAGATACACGATGTCCTTCGCGTGCTCGACGAACGTCCCGTCCGGGAGTTGTTTCACCATCGGCTGCGCCCGCCTGATCGAACATACGTCAACGAGGTAGGTGTGGCCGATGGCGACGTGCGGCTCAAACTCAATGAACCCATCGTCGGTGGCGAGCTTGGTCACGGTTGCTTGCACAATGGTCATCGTCGCCTCCGTCGTCGGGTCGTCGTCGTCGCCGCGAGCGCAATCTATCACAAGCCCAGAAGCGCCCACCAGGGCCGAGCCACGCGCCGTCGCGAGGCTCGCAATCCCGCCGCCGAGGGGGACGAGCGACGACGGAACCACGTGAACACGGCGACTCAGCGTAACCCAGCCCATGCGAACGCTCTAGAAGATTCGTCGCACCGTGGCGCTGCGCAGTTCGTCGGCTCCCCCACCGATGCTCAAAACATCACGCGCCGAGATCGTGCCGCCCAGCGTGAGTTGTCCGAACGCCCCCGAGGTCGCATCGAGTTGGTCGTCGTGCGCCCCGTGCGGGGCGATGCTCACTTCGGCCAGGAAGTCCTTGTTCCAGTCCCCGGCCACCAGCGACACGCCGCCGACTTCGGCCTGCACCAGCAGCGGTTGCCAGCGCAGTTCCTTCGCGGAGGTCGAGGGGATGCCCCGGTAGTTGAAGCCGATCAACCGCTTCCGCCGCATGTTGATGACGGCGAGCCCCGCGCTCCCTGGTTCCTGCTCCTCACGAATCGGCACGTCCGGGCCGTCCATCATCGCGGTCTGCTGGATCAGCGCGTCCACGTCGCCGCTCGACGCCTGCACGCGCACGATGTGGGAGATGAAAAACTTGTCGTCCTTGCGCGCGAGCTTCGCGCCGACGGTGTAGTCCGGATCCGATCCTGGCTTGCGCTCGGAGCCGCCGCAATCCCAGAAGCGCACCTGATTGATGGTGCCGTACGGCAGCGCGTTGACGATGGGGAACCACGCGGCCTTGGCGAGCGAGCCGCCGGGTGGCGTCGGCCGCTGCTGGTAGAGGGCGTTCCACCAGTGCAGCGGGATCGTGTCCTGGAGGGCCTTCAGATCCTTGACGGAGTAGCGCGTCGGCCACAGCGAGTCGCCGGGGGCGCGGCCCAGCGGGTCGCCGGGCGCTTCGCAGATCGCGGGCAGGGTCAGCGACTCCCACTGCTCGCCGCCGAACTCCGACTGCCGCCGCAGTTGCCCGATCAGGTCGTCTTGGTGCCACCGGGTCTGAATGACAATCACCACGCCGTCCGGCTCCAGGCGGGAGCGGGCCGTGGACGTGTACCAGTCCCAGGCGCGCTGTCGGTACACCTCCGATGACGCCTCGATGGCATCCTTGATCGGATCGTCAATAATCAGGAGGTTCGCGCCACGGCCGGTAATGCCGCCAGTCATGCCGACGCTCTGCATCCGGCCGGTGTGCCCCGCGATGCGCCAGTCGTCCGGCCGGTTGAACTGGGTTTTCACCTGAAGGCCAAACACCTGCGGCCCCACCGCCGCCAGCGCGTCCCGTGCGCGCTCCCCCCAGCCCCGCGCAAAGCTCCCGGCGTAGCTCGCCAGAATCACCCGGTGCTCGGGGTTCCGCCCCAGGTACCACGCCGGGAAGTATTGCGAGCACAGGAAGCTCTTACCGTGGCGGGGCGGCATCTCGACCATGAGGCGCGTGATGCGCCGTTGGGCGAGGTCAACCAGCTTCCGGGTCAGGAGGTTCAGGTGCGGGGCTGTCTGCCACTTGCCCTTCGATGCTAGGTGCGCCAAGCCCGAGGGCAGGGCTCTGGCCAGGGCCAACGAGTCGATCAAGGAGTTGGATCGCCAAGTCGGTGGCTGCTGGGTCGTTGGCAATCCGGTCGGCAAAGGAGATTCCATCGTCGTCTCGGTCGTCTACGTGGACATTATCGGTTGTGAGCCCCAGCGCGAGCCGTTCCATCGTCACCACGCCGGGCACAACACTGGAGATGCGGGCGACTTGCTGCATGAGGTCTTTGGTTCCGGCCATCGTCGCCGTCGAGGCCACCAGCCGCTGCACCAATTCCGGGTCGCGGGCGGCTTCCAGGGCGGCCTTCACCGGCAGCGACAACACCGTCAGCATCGCCTGCGCGAGGCGCGCGTGGCGCTCGCGGGCCTCGACCTGGGCCTTGATGAGGCGCTCGCGGACTTGCCGGTCGAGTTCTGAGTCCCAGGCCAGGGCGCGGTCCATCCACGCCATCTGCGACGACCACACCCGCCAGTGCTTCGGGGCTTGGTACAGGTGCTCCGTCGACAGGTGCATGCAGTTGCGTCGGTGCTGGCGGTACGCCTCCAGGCACGAGTGCACTTGCAGTTCGCGAAAGTGCGTGAAGGCGTGCCACTGCGTGGTCGTCTCGCCGGGCTGGCGCTCCCACGGCTGGGTGGCTTCCGGCAGCGGGGCCGCGAGATGCGCAACCGCCGCTTCCTCCGCCGCCTCCGCCGCCAGGGCCGCCGCCGTCTCCGGATCCTGCTCTACCGGCAGGGGGTCATCAGGGTCAGCCATGAAAGTTCACGACGGAGTGAAGTTTGCCATTTGGGCATCCACCCACGCGATCAACCGCTCCGGCCCCTCACCGATCACCGCCGTCGCCCGCCGCCACTGGTCGCGCTGGGCGGGGGTCGAGAACTCCAGGACCGCCGACAGGGGCGGGGTCGGGTCGTCCTTCTCGGTCTGCACCAAGGCCGTCAGGATGTCACGGCGCTCGGCCTCCGTGAACAGGCTGTCGAGGGCGAGCCCCTGCGCGAGGTCGGCTTCCAACTGCGCGGCGTTCCAGTTGAGGCCGACTTCGGCGGTCCGGTTGTCGAGGTAGGCCAGCGTCCGCGCGCTCGGGTCCGTCTCCAAGTCGAGGTCCGTGCGCACGACCACCACGAGCTTGGTGCCGTCCGATTTCACCACGCGGAGGCTCAGCCCGCACTCGATGGCCAGTTGCAGCGTCTTGTTAGCGCCTATACAGACGCCGTGCTTGTCCACCACGATGGGCCGGGCCGCGCCGTGCTTGGTGAGCGACAAGTCGAGGAGTTGCTCGCCCCTTAACGTGCCGTCGTTCGCATTCTTCGGATCGAACGACAGATCCTCCAGGCTCTCGATCTCTTTCATGGCAGGCCCACCGCCGTCAGGTGCCGGGACAGGCGCTCGGCCACGGTCGGAGCATCAGGATACGCGTCCTTGAGGGCGACGAGGAACTGGCCCCAGCGGATTTTCTGCTCGATGGTGGTGAACGCCAGGACGACGCGGCCCCCACTCGGCGCGGTCGCGGCGGCGGGCGGCGGCGGCTCCGGCGACGGGTCGGCGGTCGGCGCGGGCTCCAGCACGGGCGGGTCCACGGCGGGGAGGTCCATCGCCACAGCATCCGCCGCCAGGATCAGCGCCTGGAGTTCGTCGGGGAAGAACACCTGATCGACGCGCACGCCAGCGAGCACGTCCTCTTGGACTTGCGGCACGTCCCACGCGAGGTCGAGTTGCTGGACCCGGTTGTCGTAGTAAGCCAGTTGGCGAGCCTTGGGGTCGGTCGCCAGATCGAGGTCGGTCCGCTGCACCACGACCAGTTCGAAGCCGGTCGTGTCGACTTCCTCGGTCGCGATCCCTTTGGCCTGCGCGGCGGCGAAGCTCTTGTTGCCGCCGATGATCGTGCGATGCCGATCCGTGAAGATGCCACGGCCAACACCGCACGTGTCGAGCGATTCCGTGAGGAGCGCCTGCCCCCGCTCAGTGCCGCGATTCGCGTTTTTCGGGTCTGGGGTGTACGCCACGGGCGCACGTTACCACAGCGGTCAGCCTGCGGCCTGCCGTCGCAGCCACGCCTTCGCCGCCGCGTTGTAGGGCTCAAACACTGGGGTCCACTCGGTGCCGTCCCACCGCTCCAGGCGTCGAGCCCGCATCCGCCACAGCGGCGGGCGTCCGCCCAGCTTGCCGTTTTCAGCACGGGCGATCTGCTGTGCAGGCGTGTTGGCCTGCCCACCGCGTCGGCCCAAGGCCACGGCATATCGGTTCTTCTTCACGGGGGTGTCGGTCTTCTGTGGTGTCGTCATGATCCTGCAAGCTCCTGTAGGAGATACTCGGCTTCCGCCACGCGCTCCTTGGTCGGGATGGTGTCCGGCCGCGCCGGGCGCGGGTCAATCTGGTAGCTCTCCGCTCGGGCCACCAGGGTCAGTTCTTCGACGGTGACTTCGGTCACCATCTCCGCTCGATACGGCTGGCCCCACTCCGCGAGCGCCAGCGCCTTCGCCGTGTCGGGGTCACTCGTCATTGCGTGGAAGACCGAGACGAGCGCCTTGCGCCGTCCCGGCCGCTTCGCCGTGTGAATGTCGACGCGCCAGAGTTTCATCGCCCGCCCGCCGCCAGCGCCTCAAGTTCCGCGAACGCCTCCGCCGCCTGCGTGGTCCGGTCCCACGCGCCCACAGGCGGGTAGAAGGCCGCGAGATGCGACCGGTCCAGGCCCCGGAGCGGTCGCGGGGCAGCCCGCCACGAGACGCCGCCGCCGAGACAGACCGAGTTGAGCAGGTACTTCGGGCCATGGTCGGTCACGAAGTACATCGAGCCTCGCGGGCCGACCATCGCGAACCGGGCCACGAGCCCCAGGTCCGGCTTCGGTTTCAGCACCCACACCTTGTAGGTGGTCTTGCCCACCACGGTGGTCCCCGCCATCTTGTCGAGGGTCAGGTCGGTCGCGTAGTCAGTCATCGTCGTCTCCTTCATCACCTTACAGACCCAGTATACCAGGGCGGTCAGGAAGTGTCAATAGCGCCGTTTGAACGGCCGCCCGTAGGGGGTGTAGGTGCCGATCCCGAAGTGCTTCCGCATCGTCGCGCTGTCCTTGTTCAGCCCGTCAATCGCGGCCTCCATCAGCTTCATCGCATCCCAGGTGGCCATTTCAGCCGCATAGTCGGCGTCGTCGGTCCACCGCAGGCGCTCAATGGCGTCCACCAGCACGGTCGTGGCCTTCTTGTAGCGGTTGACAGAGGTGCCGTAGGTCGGGGCGGTCAGGACAGTCGGGGCAGGCATTTCGGTTCTCCTTACACGCCAATCATACCAAATCGGTCAGGTAATGTAAAGCTCGAAATGGTGGAGGATGGCAATCGCCTGCTCCACGATCCGGCACTCGGCCGACGACCGGTCGGGGTTCACGAGCCGCACGCCCACGATCCGCCCCTCGCTGTCGAAGGAGGGCAGGGCTCGCCAGTAGCCGCCAGCGAGGTAGATGGCTCCGTCGCCCCGCGAGAGGGCCTCCTCGCTCAGGTCCACCGACTCCCACTCGCGCGTGTCCCGGCCGATGGTGTTGGCGATGCACCGCAGGAAGGCCGCAGGCTTCGTCGTACCGCGCAGAATCATCGGTCAAGCTCCCGCTGCACGACCGCCACAAGGTCTGGGATCACTTCGTCTCGCAAGACGTCCTCGGGGATGCCGTCGAACCAATGGTCGCCCCCAGACCGCCCGTAGATGTCGCGGCACACGGCATTCACGATCCGCTCGGCCACCGTCGTCGGTGTCTCGATCAGGTCCATCTAGTTGTCCTCGTGCAGCGTGATGAGCCTCGTCCCAGCCGCCTGCTGCTTCTTGACGACCTCGACCACCGACGTGCGCAGCGCCCGCGTCAACTGCCGGACCGCGATCACCTCGTCCAAGTGCGCCA